TGCCGATGCGGCAGAGCAAATACCTTTTAGGCCGTTCTTTTCAGGATTTATGCGGGCTGATTTAATGTTAACACAGCCCGAACAACTAGAACATTTAGTAAGGTTAAACTTCGGCGGCCACTATTACGGCATTGAGACAATGAATCATAAGAGTGCCAAAATGGTAGGCAAAGGTATGCATCCTGATAAAATTAAACAGGGATTGTTAGATGTAAGGAAATACATGATGTCTAAAATTCCTTACAGAGGAACTATTAGTCTAATCTGGGGGCTACCCTTTGAAACAAAGGCCACACTATTAGAAACTGAACAATGGCTGCTCAAAAATTGGACAGACCAAGGGTTGGTAATATTTCCATTATCTGTAGAAGACGCCGAGGGTGAAAATCTTAAAAATCAAACCAATGTCAGTGACTTTGGAAAGAATATGGTTAAGTACGGCCTACGAAAAATGTCCAAGGGAACATACGATGGGCCCACTGACGAATGGGATTATCGTTGGAGACAGGGTAACTATGCGGCGGACGAAATGTTATGGGAACACGATACTATGAACATATTTGATGCCTACGAGTCCGCATTTCAAATTCAAAATGATTCTCTAACAAAATTTAGATTAGATAATTGGTCAATGGGCAATCCATCTTTTAATTCTGGAACAGATATGGGTGTTAGTAATGAGTTAATATCCTCAACTAAAATGTCAGGAATTGTACAAAAACATGCAATACAAAGATTTGTAGAAAGTTACATACGACAAAAACTAAACTGGAAACCTGAAAATTAATCGGTTGACAGACTGGTAAAATCATGCTATAATTAAGGCATGTATAAAATAATAAGCAAAAATAATCTTACACTTAATGTGTGTGCAACTTTGGAAGAAGCAATGTCTTTTTCCAAAACAGTTGGCATGTTTGTAACCATAAAAGGCCCAGACTTCGAAGTCTGTGGTATGTTTGGCGTTGACAGTGTTAAGAATGGTAAAACTCCAGACGGAGTTGCATACACTTGGAACAAAGCATCTCGCATTGGACGAGTTAAAAAAGAAAGGATCAAAGATGACAGCAACATTTTTAGTGAGTGATACTCACTTTGGTCACACCGGTGTTTGCAAGTTTACTCGCAACGATGGTGTCACTAAGTTACGCCCATGGGCAAGTCCCGAGGAAATGGACGAAGCCATGGTCAAGGCTTGGAACGAACGTGTCAAGCCCACAGACAAGGTTTACCATTTAGGTGACGTTGTTATTAACCGCAAGGCATTAAAGACATTAGCCCGTTTAAACGGTGACAAGGTTTTAATCCGCGGTAACCACGACATCTTCCGTGATGACGAGTACAGGCAGTACTTTCGTGAGTTACGTGCTTATCATGTTGTAGAAGGAATGATTTTCAGTCACATTCCATTACACAGTGACAGCTTAGGTCGATTTGGTGTTAACGTTCACGGACACACTCACGCAAACCGCGTTAAGAAGGCTCGCGGTGTAGATGCCCGTACAGGCGATATCTTATACAGTGATGAGAACGATGTTAGATACCACTGCGTTTGCGTAGAACAACTTCCAGACTTTGCTCCTATCTTGTTTGAAGATGTTATTGCTCGCATTGAAGCAGAAGGTGGTAGTGTAGGTTTTAGGTCCGGTAACGGGCCTACAATGTAAAGGAGGCAATTATGCCATGGATTCAAAACGTTGGAATTAGCGATATTAAAAAAGGGCTTCACTTTGATCCCGGTGTTAATGCTATGCTGATTCAAATTGTAGACCCGCCGGGAGATTTCCCTACACCGCTGTACAAGTTCAAAGAGACTCACCAATTCCAATTTTTGGATGTGGAAGAACGTGATCAAGTCGACGATGAAGAAATGCGATGCAGCCAAGAGCAGGCCAATGAGCTAGTCCGCTTGCTCGAACACGCATTGGCCAATCATATGAATGTCATTGTTCATTGCCATGCTGGTGTGTGTCGTAGCGGCGCAGTATGCGAAGTTGGTGTTATGCTAGGCTTCAATGATACTGAAGTTTTCCGTAGCCCTAATCTGTTAGTCAAGCATCGTATGATGAGAAAGTTAGGTTGGACCTACGATGAAAACGAACCTCACACTATTAACGGTGTGACGTTACCGTCTGGAATAATTATTCCAGCAAAAACAATCGATTGGTCTAACGATAACGAAAAAGTGTTTACGCTAGCAGATGCCCGCCGCAAATACAGAAAAAATTTCGAAGACGATATTTAATGCCAACATGTTATCAACTTATCGGTATACCAGGTAGTGGAAAATCTACCTGGTATAAGAACCAGGAATGGCTCGGCGAGGATAAAAAAGATCACAAGTATGTGTCCACTGACGACCATGTTGAGGGATATGCTCGCGACCAGGGTAAAACTTATAGCGAAGTATTTGTGGAATACATGCCTACTGCCGTCAAGCAGATGATGATCAATGTAAATTTTGCGGCGGCTTTACAATTGGATATTGTTTGGGATCAAACCAGCACCACCATTGCAAGTCGTGCTCGCAAGTTTAACGCACTGCCTGACTACTATCATATTGCTGTAGTGTTTAAGACGCCCGAGCATAAAGAACTTGTTCGTCGATTGTTTAGCCGTCCAGGCAAAGACATTCCTGATCATGTTATTGCCAGTATGATTGCCAGCTGGGAAGAGCCCACTCTGGAAGAAGGCTTTAACGAAATTTGGTATATATAATCCGGCCCTTAGTTCAATGGATAGAATGCTTGGCTTCGAACCAAGCGGTGTGGGTTCGATTCCTGCAGGGCCGGCCATTAATCATTGATAATTAACAATATGCATACGTTACATATTCTTAGCAGTCCCAGCGATCCTGTACACATTAATAGGCGCACTGATCCATTTTCGATTGCAGTTATTAAGTTCATTGAAAATATGCAACGCCTAGGATGGAACTGCGTACATTACGGCATAGAAGGGTGTGAGGCACCCTGTGAAACTGTGATGTGTTTACCAACATTAACTGATAATCCCCATAACAATCGAGATGTTTATAATAGGGCCGCTGGCAAAGAAATATCACTGCGTAAAAAACAAGGCGACTTAATCATGTGTTTTCATGGTTGGGAAAATCAAAGTGCTACAACTCCTAATATTGATTTGCCTGTTGTGGAACCTAGTATTGGTTACGACACCGCGGCAATATTTGCACCATATCGTGTGTTTACTAGCTATGCACAAATGCACATGTTCTACGGACAAAGAGATATGTTAATGACCCCTAGCTGGTTTGATGCAGTTATTCCTAACGCATTTACACCCAGCGAATTTGAATTTAACGCAGACAAGGAAAACTACTTCCTGTACTTTGGCAGAGTGATTGAGGCCAAAGGAATTAATATAGCAATCCAAGCAACAGAAAAAACTGGACAACGGTTAATCATAGCTGGTCCCGGTTCTCTTACAGAGATGGGGTATGCCACAGTACCCGATCATGTAACCTGTGTGGGAGTTTGCGATTCTAAGCAACGAAAAGAATTGATGAAAAATGCTCGGGCAATACTTGGACCATCTCATTATGTAGAGCCATTTGGCAACATGGTTGCAGAAGGCTATTTCTCTGGCACACCGGCAATTACCACAGACTGGGGAGGTTTTGTTGATACGGTCATACAAGGCAAAACTGGATTCCGTTGCAGAGAGTTTAAAGACTTTGTCGATGCTATTAACAACATAGACACTATTGATCCACATTATTGTAGACAGTGGGCTATGGAGAATTATTCAGAAGAAGTTGTACATCAAAAGTTTGATGACTACTTTAAAAAAATACTGTTATCGGATTTTTATAGAACATGAAAAAAGCATTTGTAATAACCAGCGCCATAGAGGTTGATAATAATTACCCTCTTACTTACAGCACATCACGCACTGCATTTTCTAATGCTGAAAGATTTAAACACACAATTTTTACCATAGCTTGTTTAGATTTACTTGCTGATCAAGATACTACTTTATTTTTAGTTGATATATCTGAAAACTTTGAACAGTACAAAGGTACCCTAGGATATCAAAAAAATCTAAGATACATAAGTGTTAAAGAAGAATTTCCAGAAATTTTTAACACGGTAAGAACACATGCCAACAAGAGTCATTGCGAAGCATTGATATTATCAAACTTTTTTATCAAGTATAGAAAAGAATTAGAGACCTACGATTACTTTTTTAAAATGAGTGGTAGATATTTTCTTGACAGTAACTTTGATGCTTCTGTATTTGATGAAAATAATACAAACAAAATATTCTTTAAAAAGCCAATGAAGTTTGAATGGAACGAAGGCTGGCGGTACGAAATGGTTGACCTTAGAGCAAGTCAAGGTGATAATTATCTGTATCAATACTGTTCTGTAATTTTTGGATTTGGACGAGGATATTTGGATCAGTTCATAGATATATTCCAAACTATTGCTGTGTTTACAGGCGAACCAGAGAAGATGATCTATGATGTTGAAACATTGCTGTTTTATTTTACTCGAGAATTCAAAGACAATATCATAGAAACAGATTGGATTGTATATGGTTGGGATGGTGCTGGCGGAACATTCTTA